CTCCCGCCCCCTCCCACAAGGGGTCTAGCGTTTGATTTGAGGGCTTTTCCTGCCCACACCCTACCTTCGGGGGGCTTGCGACCTTGAGGGGCTGTACGGGCGCGTGCGTGCGCCTGAGGGCTTGCGACCTTTTTCGTTTTTTATGATGCAGGTCCGAGGGTGCTTGCGGGCTTGCGGCCTTGATCGAATATATATGCTTGCGGCCTTGCGCCAACTTATGGGTGAGCGGGTGGTCTGGGTGCAAAAGTTGGCGCTTGCGGCTTGCGCCTTTGATCGATCCGCGGATCGCGGGAAAAGCTTGGGACCTGCGGCTTGCGACTTGCGGCCTTGATAGAATATGCATGCTCGAGGCGGGCCCCAGGGCCCAGGGGGATTACTCCCCCTCCCCCACTTCTTGGATGTAGTCAGAGACTGACTGCTGCCAGACTTCGCAATCGCCATACTCGACGCCAGAGAGCGGCTCTTCGGTGTCCCAGTCCAATGGCTTGGCCGGTTCAGTCAAAAGGGCGCCGTGCATTTTTTCGTATGCCTCTTCCTTGCTGTTGGCCTCGACCTCGTATGTGTGGCTTTCTTTGATGTCTACCGTGACGATGTATGTCTTTAGCATATCTCCTCCTGCCAGCAGTCGAACAATTCCTTGATGGATGACTCGACCTCGTCGCGCTGTTCCTCGTCGAAGTAGTACTTGCCGCCGCGCTCTAGGAAAGCTTTCATCACGGGAAGACTCCAGAATTGTTCCGTTTCTTTTTTGGTCATCTTCCGAGGGTTTTCTGCGTCAGAAAAAGAAAACGATAGTTTGACGATGTCGCTTAGTTTTTCGCGTTCGTATTCATCGTCCATGTCGAACATCGGTTTGATTAGACCGTACACAAATCTGTCTTCCGATTGGGTTACGTCCAGAGCAAAAAATGCGTCGCACATTTCCTGCATGAAACTGTCATAAGTGATGATCACTTCCGCGTGTATGTAGTGTTTCCAGCGTATAGCCATGGTGGCGTCTCCTTATGCTGCGGTGAATGTTGGAATGATGTTGGCGTCTACCACGAACCCGCTGGTGTCATGCTTGGCTGGACCTTTTGCCTTCAGCCCGATGACTACCTTGCCCGCGTGGACGTTGGTCAAATCCGATTGGTCGCCGTCGATAACGTCTCGGCCTAGGAATGAGTCAGGCATGGCGCCTTTGAATACAACCGCGATTGGGTTGTCGTGACACGTCGCCATCAATACCTGCTTGCGATACTGGTGGCGTGCGCTGTATGAAAACATCAGGTCATAGTTTGCCGGTGTTTTGCCGAGTCGCTTGGCGCGCTTCGTGTAGTCGTAAAAGTACAGCGTCGGGAAATCCTGCGGTATGTTGTGCTCTTCCCATGCGATATCGGACAGCACGTTAAGACGAACGACGCCTTGCACGTCTTGCTTGGCGCAAAGCTTAGCGAAGTTTGATAGTTCGCGGCGTAGTTGAGATAGGAACGCTTCACGGTCTGCGTGCCAGTAATCGGTGCGCGCTTGCCGCGCTTGGTTAACGCTGCGGTAAACCGCTGCGAGTCCGGCATCCTTCAGGCATAAATCCATACAACCCGCGGCCTTGCTGCCCGCGCACAATATGCTGTCGGGCATCATGGACAATTGAGCCATGCGTACCTTGCCGCCGAATGGCAGGCCTTTCTTGCCGGTCTTCGCGACCTTCGTATTACCGCTTACCTTGGCGGTGTCGAGTAATTTCTTAACCATCTTTTTTCCTTTTGTTTACGGGCATATTGCTATGCCGTTGTCCCGATTATAGCGCGAAATGCTAGGGGAATTGCACAAAAATTTTCGCTTTTTTTTCTGGGCTGGTCCGGCTACTTGCGGCTACTTGCGGGCATGGCAGGTTAGGGCAGACCAGGGCGGGCCCGTCTTGCGGCCTGCGCCTTGCGCGGCTTGCGGCCTCTTGGCATTTATATATATCTTGTTGCGGCCTGCGGCCTTGAGCGCCTGCGGCCTGCGATGCCCGCGGCCTACCCTGCTCGAGCCTGGCCGGACCTGGCGGGCCCAGGCCTGCCCCAAAAAAAACGGGATCCCACTAAAAAATGGGGGCCGCAGCCCCCATTGTTTTAACTTGTTTCGACAATCTCGAATGCCAAGCAATCGTTTTCTATCAACTCATTCACATAGTTAATAACGTCGGCTTCCGTGACATCATCGTCATCGAATTCTAATTCGATTATCACTCTGGTCATTTGATTTCCTTTTGGTTTAAGTGTGGGGGCCGCAGCCCCCAGTCGATTATGATTGGTATTGTTCCAGCCATTCAGGCTCGGCATCGATCAGCCGGTAGCATGATTGAATCATGCCAGCGTATTGGTCGCCATATTCCCAGTTGCCAAACGTCGCGTCCGATTTGGCCGCGGTGAACCATCGAGAGTATTGGTTCTTTTGCTCGGCCTCGACTGAGCCCTTGTATCGTTTGAGTATGCGGATTTCGATTGGGCCTGTGTCTGAACGATAGCCAACATATTTGGCGTAGGGCTTTTCGACGTCGCGTGTTTTTCCGAATGGGTTTGCCATTAGTTTATTTCCTCGTTAGATGTGATGTCTGTGATGTCTGCTCGGCAGATAAAAAATAAATCTCTGCACCGTTCGTTGTACTCGTCTATCAGATTGGAAATGAATTCCTCTTGGCTTGCCGCTTGGCGAACAGGGTTTACTTCTATCTTCAAAACACATTCGTATGTGTGCATTTGGATTTCCTTTTGGTTTTGGTTTGGGGGCTTTCGCCCCCGTTTGGTTTATCGCTGCATCAACAGCGCGCTTACAACGTCCATCGCCTCAAGGCCATGGCCACCTACGTTCCACTCGTCGACACTTTCGACAGTGCCGCGGCCTATGTAGTTCGGACCATTTTTCCAATTGTAGATTGTGGCCACGACGCCATCGCGCTCAAAGCCCCATTCCGCGTCGGTTTTGTAGCCATCGCTCATTAAGTTTGGCTCGCCTATCGCCTCGACTAGCTTGGCGTATGGCATCTTGAAACAGCCGCGATAGCTTGTGCCGTTAAATTTTTTGTAGTCCATCTCGTTTTTCCTTTTGGTTTCGATGCAAATCGCATCGCAGTAGGCACCCATGGGATGCCTACCACGCTGCCATCTAGATCATATCGATGCGGACACTAGTGCGCTCATGGGCTTTTACCTGCGCCAATGTCACCTTGAACTTGGCCGTTTCGCCATCGATCTTCAACTTGCCTTCGCTTCTGCCGGTGCGCGCCGCGATCTTTTTGGCGCGGTCTTTTGCCGGCGACATTCGCGCTGCAATCTCGGCATCGATGGCGGCCAGCTCTTTTGCTTTTTTGGTTTGCGATATCTCAAACTTCAAGAGCTTTTGTGCTGCTATCAGGTCTTTGAGTGATTCCATTTCGTTTGCCTTTTGTTTCAGTGCGTCATTGCACAAGTGCAATCTAATCTATTTTGATGCAACGCGCAAGCAAAAAGGATAAAAAAAGAGAAAAAATAACATTTATTTTGGGGCAGGGCAGGGCATCGGTAGCATATCGGCGGGGCAGGGCAGGGCGCGCTTACCTGTTAAACTTCCGGCGGGCGCAGCCTCACAGCCTTCGACGGTGTCAGTCAGTCGCCCGCTCAGCCTCACAGCCGCGACGGTCTGCGCGTCCTAGGTACCCTAGGGCGCAAACCCAAAAAAAGTCCGCGACTTGTCGCGACCCCATCCCCCCCTGTACAGCACAGCGTATAGTGTTAGTGTATATATAACGTTCACCACCCATAATCTTATGAAAAACTCAAATGGCTAGTCCCAACCTGAGTCACCTCTCTGAAGGTGAGATGAAAGAGATTTTGATGCTTCAGGAGCGGCTATCGCTGCTGGAGACGCAAGACAAGGCGAAGGACTCGTTCATGGAGTACATTCGCTACATCTGGCCTGGGTTCATTGAGGGTGATCACCACCGCTTGATTGCTGACAAGCTTACCCGTGTTGCCAAGGGTGAGTTGAAGCGGCTGATTGTGAACATGCCGCCCCGCCATACGAAGAGTGAGTTCGCGTCGATTTACTTCCCGTCGTGGGCGATGGGCTTAAAGCCTGACATGAAGATCATGCAGACCACGCACACGGCTGACTTATCGATCAATTTTGGCCGTAAGGTGCGAAATTTGATGGATTCAGACGAGTACTCAA